AACCGCGTGGGCGAATACTTGCTTCGCCAGCGGACGCAGACAAAACTAGATAAGTGGGAACCGCCAGTAGATGATATTTACGAGGATTTGCGGGAAACCGTGGCCGGGCTTGGGCGTTTGCTTGGGAATGAAGCGCACGCCGTAACCGTTCTAGATGCGGCCATGATGCGCCACGCTAAGCATTTGCGCGCCACGGTTGGCGCTATTGCAACGCTTACGGATGATATTTCCGCCTGGCAGGCGTTGCCCGGCGCCGCCGCTGCGGAACTGCTGGACGGAATTAGGGGCACCACGGAGGTTAAGCCATGAGTATCGAAACGCGTTCTAACGGCACCCTTGCACCCGCTAACGGGCTTCGCATTTCCGGCGTAGCGGTTACATGGGATACGTACGATATGGGTAGCGAATACGAGCGGATCGACCCTAACGCGTTTGCCAAGAGCCTGGAAGACCCTAGCGATATTGCGCTACTTTGGAACCACGATACGTCTAAGCCGCTGGCGCGCGTGCGAGCCGGCAATTTGCGGCTTTACACGGATTCGAAAGGGCTTGGGTTTGAAGCCACGCTACCCGATACGGCTACAGCCAGGGAAGCGCACCAGTTGATTAAAAGCGGCGTGGTTAGCCAATGCTCTTTTGGTTTTATCGTGCGTGGGGAACGCTTCGAAAAGGGCGAGGACGGTAAGCAGATTCGCGTAATTACGGACGCCGAGTTGCGGGAAGTGTCGGTTGTAACGTTCCCGGCGAATAGCGCTACAAGCGTTCAGGCACGCAGCGAAAACGCAACGGCGCGACGTACGTATTACCTTCCGCCGGAAGATTAAGTTGCAAAACGGACGCGCAATCCGATAATGCGCGCAATTGAATAACGCCGCGCGGCACAATCCCTAGTGGACGCCGCGCGCGAAACGGGTTTCCGTGTTGCCTAGTGCCGCACTAATCCGCCACGGTTGAAACCATTTAACCGCCGGCGTTGTGCGTTGCCATTGCCGGCGATAACGATTTACCCAAAAGGAAAAACATGGATAAGCCCCTTGATCGTTCCAGCGCCGACTACGCAGAAATTTACCGTACCTACCTTCGCCGCGGTGCCCGCGGTCTAACCGACGTGGAAGCCCGCGCCCTGAGCATTAGCAGCGGCGGTACGGCGCTGGCGCCTACCGATTGGTCCAAGTTTATCGACGCCGCAATCGACGAGGATTTTATCCTTAACCGCGTGCGAAAGGTTGCAACTACCACGGCGTTTAAGTTGCCGATTTACAACGAAGATATGACGGTTAACACCAACGTCGCCGAGGCCGGGCTTGGAACCGAAAGCACCCCAACCTATAGCCTTCCACGCCAGGGCACTACAACCGGAACCGGCGGAACGTTCTATACGTTTTCGCTGAAGAAAATTACGGCTTGGACCAAGGTTTCTAACGAGTTGCTTGCAGATAGCAAGGCTTCATCCGACGTGGAAAAGTTCCTTAGGCAAGAACTGGTTGCTGGACTGGTGAACACGGTTAATAGCCAAATCCTTATCGGTGGCGGTACAACCCAATGCCAGGGCGCATTCACTAGCGCTAAGGCTTATGGCCGCACGGTTAGCACTACTGGCACTACCGCGATTACGCCTAAGGACATTATTTCCTCCGTTTGGGGTTCAACTACTAGCGCGCTAAGCCCAATGGCGTATGAGTCTTGGATTAACAGCGTTGCCGTTGTGAATAGCCGGCTTGTGGGCAATTTCGACGCGACTTTCTACCCGGTCCTTTTCCCGTCCTTCCGCGGCTATATGAATAGCACTACTGGTACAACGGTTGAAGGACTGCCGACGGTTTACCATCGGCTTTCCACGGGTTCCCCCCAAGCGGGCGATACGGCAGTTATGTTTTTCGATCCGTCCAAGTACCTGCTTGCGCATTCGTTCGACGCGTTCAGCGTGGCACGTTTCGACGAGCGATTCGCGGACAGTAACGAAACCCTTTTCGTCGGTTCAATTCGGGCCGACGGTTCTATTACCAACACTTCGGCCGTTTTGAACGTGAACCGTTCTTAAGATTTTTTTCGGGCATTCACCCCCCGCGTGAATGCTTAACCGGCACGTCGCCGGCGATTCGCGCGGGCTTTTGAAAGGATACGAATATGGGAGCAATGGAAAGCGTTAAGGCTCTTGTTGAGAAGATGGGCGCCATCTATTCAGAGATGCAAGCCCTGGTTAATGAGGCTAACGGTAGCCCCGACGGTATGAGCGCTGAGATGGAACAGAAGTTTTCCGCGCTGAAGGCGCAGTACGCAGCGCTGCGCCAGCAGCGTGCGCGTAATGACGAAATGCTTGCCCTGGCCGACGGTATTTCGGTTAACGTCATTCCCGACGTGCCCGAAATTCGCACCGCTAGCCGCAAGGTTTCGGATAAGCCGGCTAGCGATTTTGAGCGCCGAGGTACCGAGGAATACGCCGCGGCTTTCGAAAAGTACCTTCGCAACGGCGAGTACACCGGCCCTAGCGAAATGCGCGCGCTGAGTGAGGCAAGCGGCGGAACGGTGATTCCTCCGACGGAATTTGACAGCCAGTTGGTTACGAAGTTGCAGACGATGACGAGCGTTCGCAACCTTTGCCGTAAGATTTCTCTTGGATCGTTTGCGCGCGAAGTGGCATTTGAGGATACTTCCGGTTCCGCTTATTGGACCAGCGAAAGCAACGCACCTAGCAGCGAAAGCGGTAGCACGTTTGCCAAGATTACGCTTACCCCTAAGCGCCTTTCTTGCTTGCTGCGCGTTTCGAATGAATTGGTTGCTGATGCTGACGCACGCGGCGGTAACTTTGGAATTTCTTCAATTTTGTCGGAGCAGTTTGCGCGCATTTTTGCTCAGACCGAGGAAACTGCACTTCTGAGCGCTAGCAACGTTTCCGGCGCGCCGGCTTCGCTGCTTAACGATGCAAGCCTTACAAGTTCTAACGCTAGCACTACTAGCGTAACCGCCGCTCAAATCATTAGTTGGGTTTACAGCCTGCCGCGACAGTATCGCGTTCACCCGTCGGTTGCAATCGTCACTAACGATTCAACCCTTGGCGCTATTCGCCAGTTGGCCGCTAGCGGTCTGTACTTTTGGGAGAATGGCTACGCGAAGGGTGGCGCTGGCATGGCACCTGAGCCGGATCGTCTGCTTGGAATTCCCGTGGTTACGTCGGCCGCAATGCCCGCTATCCCTGCTTCCGCCGGCACCGCTACCAAGGTGGCGCTTATCGGTGCTTGGGATTATTGCGTTATGGGCACTACCGGTAACTATGAACTTAAGGTGCTCCGGGAGCGTTATGCGGACACTAACGAAACCGGCTACATTGCCAATATGCGTATGGACTGCAAGTTGCTGCTTCCAGGACTGGCGTTTAAGGCTCTTAACTGCCCCGCTTCGTAATTAGTTACGGTGCATAAATAACCCCGCTAGGGCGGAAACGCCCTAGCGGGATTTCATGGAAACTATCCAAGTTATTTTCACGCAAGCGGCCGTAACTGGAAAAGGCTTCTACGCGCAAGGGGAAGCCGTTACGGTTGAGGCGTCCATTGGTAATGCTTGGATTGCCGCGGGCATTGCCAAGCCCGTGGAACCGATCCTAGCGCCCGTACGGGCGTGCATTTCCGCCGCCGTTAAGACGGCTACGAAAGGCCAGGCCAAGCGATGAAGGGCAATGCGTATGTTCCGTTCATGCTGCGGCGCGGCGATGGCTCCACGCTGTCGCTGGATTTCACCGCGATGGGTGACACGCTTGATAGTCGCTTTACTTTCACGCGTAGCAGCACCACTAGCACCTACATCAACTCCAGCGGGCTAGTTGCAACTGCTGGAACGAATGTCCCACGCTTTGACTATGACCCAACCACGCTGACTCATCGCGGGCTGCTAATTGAAGGTACTGCAACAAACCTTGTGACCAATTCGCAGAACATCACAACAAGTACTTGGACCGTCGGTGGAAACACTACCTTGACTGCGAATACCACCGAAGTTACTGACCCTGCGGGTGGAAACACCGCAACCAAAATTGCGCTTGCCGCGAGTGCGTATTGTTCTAGAGCGCAACTGGTAACGGTTCTAGCAAATACCGCTTACACATTCTCATTTTGGATTCGCGGCACAGCAGGATCAACACAGCGAGTTTTCGAGTTTGGCGGTGGTGACTTGGTTTCGCAAACAATTCTCACGTACACGAATACTGGCTGGACTCGGGTACAGGTTCAATTCACATCGGCAACAATCACCACGATATTTGTGTATGTGTGCAGCAAAAGCACAAGCGCCGGTTCTAGTGATGTTCTTTATGCGTGGGGCGCACAACTGGAATTAGGTTCCGGTGCATCGTCTTACATCCCAACTGTCGGAAGCACCGTGCAGCGCACAGCAGATACCTGCATCGCAGCCAGCACCGGGTTTTCTTCATGGTTCACCGGCGGCACAAGCGGAACCTTCTACGCTGATTGGTTTGGCGGTGTGCGAAACATCACTAGCACGGTTCGCACCGTGCTTTCCACTTCCGATGTAACGGGCCGCCATCTGCACCTTCAGCAAACCGCTGCCGCTGGAAACCTAAAGGTTGCAGATTTCGGGGCCGCCAATTCGGTGACCACATCCAACAGCATCACAAGCGGAGCGCGAACCAAGGGTGCGTTTTCGTTCAGCGGAAGCACCGTGAATCTGACCCTAAACGGTGGCACGGTTGCTATATCCTCAAGCATTGCGTTTTCGACCGCGCCCACATACCTGGTGTTGGGTGGAACTTCCACCAATGGAAGCACGATTACTGATGCCACGGTGCTACTGAATGGATCAATTCGGGCCATCAAGTATTGGCCAAGCGTCCTGCCAACCGCAACCCTTCAGAGCCTCACAACATGACCGACTACTACCTTCGCACGAACACGGAAGCGCGGATGGTTGAGGCTTTAGCGGCCATCGGCGTTAATGTCCAGCGCATTGATGGAGAGTGCCACAGCCTGGATGGGCAGCGCATCGACATTGGATGGATCGGCCCTGTGACCCGCATTGTGGATGGAGAACCGGTTACCGATGCGCGGTTCCATGCAAACCTGCGGGTGGCCGGCGAACTGACCGCGGCCCAAGCCGCGGAACTTCCAATCCTTGACCCTGCACCATCTACCCCCATGAGGGTTTGGGCGTGAAAACTAACCTTGTAGATACCGGCGCCGTAACTGCGCCCGTTACGCTTGCAGAATTCAAGGCGCACGCCAGGATTTACCATTCGGAAGATGATTCGGCGCTACCCGATACCATCCTAGCCGCTACTCAGGTTATCGAAAACGAAACCCGGCGCGCCCTAATTACGCGGGCGTTTTCGTACCGCCTAGAAGCGTTTCCCGAAAACGGGGAAATCGTGTTGCCGCGTTCGCCGGCGGTTGCCGTTTCTAGCATTACGTATACCGATGCAGCGGGCGCAACGCAGACCCTTAGCGCGTCCGTTTACAACGTCTATTCCGTAAACATGATTGGCCGCGTGCAGTTGAAGCGGGACCAGGCGTGGCCGGCTACGGAGGAAAAGGGTGGGCTAGACGTTACGGTTAACTTTACCGCGGGCTTTGGTGCGGCCGCTGCAAACGTCCCGCTAGCGCTTCGGTTTTGCGTGATGCTGCAAGCCGCGCATATGTACGAGCATAGAACCAGCGTTAACGTCGGCAATATCGTTACCGAAATTCCGCGTACCGTGGAGCGCTATATCGTGCAGTACCACGCGGGGGATTACGTCTAATGAGCCTGGCGAACATTCGTACCCCGCTGGAAGTGTTCAACCCATCCGAAACGGTAGACGATTACGGACAGGTGAACCGCGCTACGCCCGCTGCGGGCACGGGTACGATCATTTTCGCCGCCATTCAGGAAGCCACCGCAACGGAACAGATGAATCACCGCCAGTTAGACGGCGTGATTACCCATAAAATCCGGACGCGCTGGCACCCATCGGTAAACCATAGGAGCCAGTTTAGGACGGTTGCAAACCAAGCCGGCATGGTTAGCCGGCGGTGGGAAGTTGTGTCCGTTGTGGATTGGCAAGAGCGCCGGCAATGGCTGGACTGTATGTGTCGGGAGATCGTTTCCTAATGCCGTTCCGCCGCGATAGCGCGCTAAAGAAATACCTTATTACGGGTATTCCAGAATTCGAAAAGGTTATTCGTTCTATGACGGATACCGAATTAGACGCGACCATTTTGCCCGTGCTTACGCGCATTGCAGAACCGTACCGGGATCGTCTGATTAATTACTACGCTAACAAAGAAGGCAAACATGACGGGGAAAACCTGAAGCGAGCGCTTAGCCATCGTTGGTGGAATAAGTTTAGAAAACAGGGTTTGCCCGTCGGACATACGCGCGTGCTGGCGCTTCGGGCGTTGGCGCTTAATAACTTTGGTTTTAAGGTTGCCAGGCTTCAAAAGGGAGACGGCTATTTTATGCGCGTTAAGGCATGGGGGCCGGGAATCTTCCTTACCGAACATGGCCGCTATAAGGGCGCTAACACGTACCGCGGTTGGGGCGGAGCGGTTGCCATTCTCAAGCGCTTTGCATTTACCGCCCAAAGCGCACTAAACCGAGAATTGCCGGCGGCGTTCGAACGGCTAGCAAGCCAGGCAGCAGCAAAGGCGGGGGTTAAATGAGCGATACCGTTCTAGCGGGTTTGCGCTACGTCTTGACGCAGACGGCAGCAGTTACAAACCTTGTGCCGGCGGCACGCATTAATACCGCGTACCGCGATAGCGCCGCGCTGCCGGCGATTCTGCTAGCGCCCGGAAACGATTCAGCGGTTAGCCCGTCCATGCTGCGGACCGATTGCCTACGGCGTTCTACCGTTGAAATATCGGTTATTGCGTCTACACTAAAAGCCGCCAGGCAAGCGGCGGAAATCATCCGTAAAGCCGTTCACGGCGCAAAGGGTACGTATTCGGGCGTTACGATTTTTGAGGTGCGCGAACAAGGGATAACGAGTACGTACGATATTGGATCGGAAGCAACTGAAGCGGGCATTCATATTGCAACCGTTTCCGTAGAATGCGTTTACCGGGCCGACAGCGTTTCACCTACCACAATTGCGGGCTAACCCCCAAGGACTAAAACAATGGCAGCGATTTCAGGTTTCGGAACTACGATTTCTTTTGATAGCGTCAATATCGGCGAGGTGATTAGCCTTAGCGCCGATGGCATGAAGTTGTCTACCATTGACGTTACGAACATTACGCAGCGCCACCGCGTTTTTGTGCCTGGCATTATCGACAGCGGCACTATCGGCGTCGAAGTTAACTACGACGATACGCCTAGCAGCGGGCAAGTGAACATGATTAAGCAAATGGACATTACCGCCGCTACGCCAGCGACGGCGCCGGCCGCTAAGGCAATTGTGTTTACCTGCGGCAGCGCCAATAACAAGGGCTTTACGCTGAGCGGAAACGCAATCGTTACCGATTTTTCTACCAAGATTGGCATTGACGCGGCCGTTACCGCATCTTTTAATCTGAAGTGGACCGGCGCCGTTACCTTTGCGGACGTTGCCTAATGAGCGACCTTAAGACCCGTTTTCTAGCGCTTAAGGCTTCCGTTCCTACCGAGGTAGTGGACGTGCCTGGCGTCGGTCCTATTACCATTCGCGGCATGACGGCCGCGGGCCGCGATGAATGGGAGCAACGGATTTTCCACGCTCAGGGCAAGACCCTTCGGAACATTCGCGCAACGATGATTACGCTTTGCGCTTATGACGGCGATAGCCCGCTATTCACGGCAAAGGACCTAGACGCTATTGGCGAGTTGCCGGCTAGCGTGGTGGACAGCCTTTACGACGTTGCCGCCAGGCTTAGCGGCATGGGCCAATCCGCGAAGGAAACAGCCGAGGGAAATTCCGACAGCGGCCGCTAAGGAAATTCCTTTTTCGTCTTGCTTTAGCGCTTGGCCGCACGGTACAGGAATTAGGCGAAACCATGACGGCACAAGAGTTAACGGAATGGATTGCCTA